TAGCCATGAGTGCCGAGCATTCCACACTTAGCACATTGGAGAGGGGACTGCTCGGCACAGTCGCCACCACCGGCACCGTCGCCGTGTCCTTCATGCAGACCCTCGAAGTCTACCTGCGCGTCGCCGGCCTGGGCATCGGCCTGGCCATCGGCGTCGTCACCCTACTTTCAGTCATCCGGGACTACCGCCGGAAATCATAAGGAAAACAAAACCATGCGTAACTGGAAAACAACGACCATCGGAATCTTGACCGCCCTCATCGCCCTGGCGACCGGCGCCAAAGAATTCCTCGCCACCGGCACCATCCCCGACATCGGCCTCATCGCCGCCAGCCTCATGGCTGCATGGGGATTAGTGGTAGCGAAAGACGGCACCGCCCGCCTCTAAAACAAAGGATGAAACCGCAAGCCGACCAGGTAGGGCGGGGCCTCCGGACCCGCCGCTGCCTCCAAGTCTCAGCCCTAGCCGTCATCGCCTTGTCGATGACCAGCTGCGTGACGGTCGGCTACGACTTCCTCAAGCAACAAGCCACGGTCACCGTCAACCCGCCACCCAAGGGCCACGCGAAGTAACCCATGTGGACCTGGATCAAGAGAATCTTTGGCAAGAAGTCCGACGCTACCCCAGCGCTGGCCTCGCCGAATTTGCCCTCCGCATCCACAACGAGCTTCACCGTCGAGCCACCGCTGACGACCTACGACGAACGCCGTCTCAGCACGCCGAACAAACAAGCCCACCGCATCAAGCCGGAAGCCATCGTCCTGCATCATTCGGACGGCAGCTACCGAGGCAGCTGCGCCTGGATCACCAACCCCGCCGCTAAAGTGAGCTACCACGTCCTCATCGCCAGAGACGGCCGCCGCACCGTCTTCGGAAGCGACACCGACCGCTGCTGGCACGCCGGCCGCAGCAACTGGCACGGCCGCCCCGACCTGAATAGTTGGAGCCTCGGCGTCGCCTGGGAAGGCAACACCTACGAAGACCCCCTCGGCGAAGCCGCCATGAACAGCGCCCTAGAATACCTCGTCCCCCGGATGAAGAAGTGGAACATCCCGATGAACCTCGTCCTCACCCACCAACAAGTCGCCCCAACCCGCAAAACCGACATCTCCCCCGGCGACGCTGCCCGCTTTAAGTCACGACTCAAGACAGCCCTCAACTAACCCTGCCAACTGCCAACTGCTAACTGCCAACTTCTAATCCTATGGCCAAAACAATTCCCCAACTAACCGACGCCACCACCGTCAACGCCGCCGACGAGCTGATAATCCAGCAAGGCGGCATCACCAAGCGCGCCACGGCAACCGAGTTGTTTAACGGAACGGCGACCGTTACAAGCACTGGAAGCACCGCTGGGAGGACGCTCAAAAATCGCTTTGCAGATGTCGTCAATGTCAAGGACTTCGGCGCTACGGGAGATGGGGTTACAGACGACACGGCGGCATTTCAAGCGGCGTTGCTGCATGCCAGCAACAACAAGTTTTCTGTTCTTATTCCGAACGGTGTATTTGTCATAAGCGCGGTTCTGACTGCAAATGTTCCTGTAGAAATTCACGGCTATCTGAAGTGCGGATACAATCACACGGTTGCTGGCATCAAACTTCTTGCCCAGCCGATTCAAATTACCAACTACATGCACATCTATGCCAACGGCGCATTTCAGGCGGATTCTCCCACCATCGGAACAGCCGCGTTGCGAGCAGCCATAGATGACTGGCTCCGGCACTACCCAGGCTTTAAGACTTTGGATTTGCAAGGATGGAGAATCTTTGTAAACGAGGAGATTATTATTGACGCCGACATCGTCTTTGGTCTGTCGGGCGACTACAATCAGCGCCGGTTTTTGGCCAACGGAAAAATACAGGCAGTAACTTTTGCTGGCGCTCAAAAAAATGTCTTTCGCCTTACGTCTACTTCCGGCAACGAGCGCATTCAATACATTCGCTTTGACCGCCTTTCGTTTGATTTAGACCAAAAGGCCAACGCCGTCATTTGTGAAAGCGGATATTATCAAATTTCCTTTGTGAATTGCGTTTTTCGCAATCCTCTAAATTTTAGCATAAAGTTTTCGCCGCCTGCGGGGGCCAGCCAATCCGATGTTATGATTGATGCCTGCACGCTTATCGGCAACATAGTCAGCCCTCCGCAAAACGGAATTTATTATTGCGGCAACGATGTCAGTATAACCGATACCATCATTGCATATCACCAATACAACATACAAATGGTTGCTTGCAATGCTGGCTCAGGCCAAGGCGCAGGTCTTTCAATTATTGATTCATGTCATTTGTATATAAGTGACGAAGGCATCGCGCGCCGCGATCCAAACATCTTGTTCGTTGATTGCACAAACACAAACGTCACGAACTGCTATATTGATAACGGGCCTGTGCTTTACAAAAATGACAACAACACTAACTGCACCGACCATTCGGTAAGCGACAACAGTTTTTTAATGAACGTCAGCGACCAGACGGTCGGAGGATGGGGTGCGGCGCTGTCTTTTGTTGAGATTGAAACAAACGACGCAACTGCGGCTGTTGCGCGCATAAGCATTATTGGTAACAAGTTTATCAATGGAGCGTTTGCCGAAACCATTACGACACCATTTAGGGTTTATGGAAGCGGAATAAGCACAAACGCAGCGGTTCATGGAGAAAACATTGTAAAACTCAACCAGTTTTTGTTTGTAACATTCATGGCTACTGAAGTGCCTGTTACCTTGACCTTTAGTAGTAGCACATCGCAATCAATATCGGTTCCAACATGGCTTGTTCCTTTTGGCCTGCCAATCAAGGGCGTTAAACAAATCGTTCCGTATTTTACTGGCAACCCTCAAGGTGTGTGGATTAGCGGAACGGCTCCAAATTTCACATTGAACACAGGCACTTCAGTGTCTGGTTCACCGCAGCTTCTGCTAACAACGTCAGCTATTCATTATTAACTAATGCCCCTCGAAAGTCCAACAGTCCGCGACGGAGACGCAGGCTTCATCGGCTTTGCCAGCCGGATGAATCCGGTGGCGTTGCCGGCGGGCGTGCTGCAGTTGAGCGAGAACATGCGGTTGGATCGCGGAACAGCCAAGACGCGCAAGGGGGCGCGGCGGTTGGCGGATGAGATCCTGCCGTCGAGCTTTCCCCTGACGCTGCCGTTTGCCTTTGAGCCGACATTGCCGGTGGATCTGGACTTTACGCTGACGCTCAACCCCGGCGGGCTGCTGCTGCTTTCCAGCTACGAGGGCGGGATCTTTACCAGCTATGTCTACCGCTCGCCGGGCTACGACAATGAGGAGGTGATCGTGCTGGCGGGTGCCGCGCAGGCTTATGTCTACCAAGACCCGTTCTTGGCGGCGCTGACCGATCAAGCGGGCAATCCAATCCTCGACCAAGATGGCAATGTGATCCAAGCGATCAGCTACGCGGCGAGCATTGGCTATCCGTCCGACGAGACTATTGACCCGACCGACAAGGTGAGCATGGTGCAGGCGTTTGACCGGCTCTATCTGCTGCGGGAAGCCAGCCCGAGTGTGGAGGCGTTCCGCGAGAAGACGCTGACCGGCGGTGGCATCGCGGTGGTGGGCACCACGGCGACCGTGAATGTGACGGCGCATGGCTACCTAGCCGGACAGCGGGTGCGGCTGGAAGGGTCGAGCGTGGCGGCTTTCGCGGGGCAGGAATACGACATTGCCACCACGCCGACCGCCAACACCTTTACCCTGACGGTGCCGAGCGGGACGGCGTCCGATGCCACGCTGACCGGACGCAAGGTGCGGCGGACGAAGGCGCCTCTTTATTGGGACGGCAACCCGCAGGGGTCATTTGTCAAGGCGGCGGCGGGGATTCCGGCTGAAGGACCGACCTTCCGCCGCATGCGCTCGGTGCCGTGGGCGACCTACGCCAACAACCGCCTCGTCCTGCCGGATGGGCGGGACAGCGTAATGCTTTCGGATGTCTTGGACCCGAATTTGTACGATCCGTTTTGGGCCAGCTTCCGCGCCAACCAGGGGAGCAACGACTACATCGTGGCGGTGCATCCTTGGGTGGAGGGATCGTTCTTGGTCTTCATGCGTAACTCGATCTGGCTGGCCACGGTCAATCAGTTTGCTTCAACCGATGGCAGTTCCGTTGCGGTGGACACGCCAATCAGCAAGCTCGAACTCCTCACCGACGAGATCGGCTGCGCGGCGCGGCGGACGATCCAGACGGCGGGGCAATACGTTTACTTTCTCTCAGACAGCGGCGTCTACCGGCTGGATGCGCGGCTGGACCTCAAGCTGCGCGGCGACACGTTGCCGCTCTCGGACCCGATCAATGACCAGATCGCCCGCATCCCCAAGGCGCAAGCGGAGAATGCCGTGGGCCTATGGCACGACAACCGCTACTGGCTGGCGGCGCCGGTCGATGGGGCGGAGAGCAACAATGCGCTCTTCATTTACTCGGCACTCAATCAACAGTGGGAAACTATCGACTACTACGGCTTTGGTGTGGACAACCTGCTGGTGTCGCGTCACACCGGCGACCGGCGGGTCTATGCGGCCAGCCGCGCCGGCAAGTTGTTCCTGCTGGAAGACATCGAGCGCGGTGACGATCCGGCGGACAGCACGGTGGGTGGCGATTACTTCGACGTGGTGCCGGGGCGGATGCGGACGCGGCGCTATGGCTTTGGGTCCATGCACACCAAACGCTTTGTCCGAAGTCTCGCCGATGTGGTGCTGCCAGACACCGGCTCCATCACCATCAAGGCGCTGATGGTCAATCCCGATAGGGAAATCACGCTGGTCCCCGGACAGACCAACACCTCGGGGCTGGCCGAAGACTATACACTGAAGCAACCGATCCGGCAGAAAGCGCACTACGCCGAACTTGAATTTCTCACCACGGCCAACCGGCCGGAAATCCGCAACGTCTCGATTGAAGCAACCGCCGAAGGTTCGCCCCAGACCGAGACCAGAAACGTCGCTTAAACATTATGGCTCAACTAACAAAAGGACAAACCTTCGCCGGAGCCGAAACGGTCACGGCGACCAAGCTCAACAATCTCGTCGATAACGCGACCATCGCCAACATCGTCAATGCCGATGTGTCCGCCTCGGCGGCTATCGCCCTAAGCAAGCTGGCCACGGGCGCCTTGCCCACGGCGATCACGGTAGCCTCGGCGAACTTGGTGGACGGCACCATCGTCAATGCGGACGTGTCCGCCTCGGCGGCCATCGCCGGGACTAAGATCGCGCCGGACTTCGGCAGCCAGAACATTGTGACGACCGGCACGCTGGGCGCAGGGGCAACCACGCTGGCCGGTGCGCTGACCTTGGGCAACAATGACATCGTATCCGGCACCGGCGCCGGCACCAAGATCGGCACGTCCGCCAGCCAAAAGCTGGGATTCTTCGACAAAACTCCAGTTGTCCAGCCGGCCGCAGCCAACCAAGCCGCGCTGACCAACAGCACCGGCGGCACGGCAGACGGCACGCTGGCGGCTGTCAGCGGCACTGGCGACGACGCCGACATCAACAACAACTTCACCGAGTTGCACACGCTGCTAACCGAAATTCGCACGGCGCTGGTCAACCTCGGACTCATCAAGGGGGCAGCATAATATGGCAACAGTAACCGTAACACCGGGATATAGTTGGAGCAGCGGGGAGATTGTGACCCCGGCCAAGATGAATCTGGCGGCAGCACCCGCCGTGACCGCCGTGGTGGCAGACGGGGAAATAACAACTGCAAAAATTCTTAACGCAAGCGTTACTCAGCAAAAACTAGCCGCCAACGTGGCGGCAACAGGACCGGCCTTTCGCGCTCACGCAAACGCTGTCACTACATTGACTAATAATGACGAAACCAAAATAGATTTGGGCGCAAAATCCTTCGACACTGGTTCATTTTTTAACACTTCAACCAGCCGTTTCCAACCCACCGTGGCAGGTTATTATTGGTTTAACGGCGCCATTCTGGTTCCAACTGGCGCTAATTTGTTTTGCGCGTTTCTTTACAAAGGTGCAAGCGTAGCGGCAATCGGCGTGCAGTCTGATGTTGCGGCTTACCGAGCCACAGTTTCCGACATTATTTATCTCAATGGCGCAAATGATTTTGTCGAAATGAGAGCCTATCATTTAAGTGGCACAACCAAAAGCACTGGCGATGGAGCGGTCAACACATATTTGGCTGGTTGCCTGATGCGAGCAGCATGACCCCATGGCAACGCGCAAAACACTGGTGGGACAACCACGCCACGCAAGACTTCTGGGAGGTTGTCGGCGAGCATCTGTCGGCGGGGTTGGTGTATGCCACGCCGGAGGTGTTCTTGCTGGCCCGCGAGGTGCGGTGGAATGCGGAGGAGCAAAACTTTGAATCCGGCGAGCCTAATTGTTGGTTCGTCACGCTGGCGGCGGCCGTGGGGCACGCAAACCCTGTGCGGGAGTTTATGCGCGTGGCGACACGCCCGCAGCAATACGCGGCATGGTGCCGACGTGGGAGCTTTGAGCCTCGGGTATATTCCTGGGAGAAACTAATGAACAAAGTAGGAGGACAATAATATGGGAGGTGGAGGACCATCATTTACACCAGCACCAGTGCCACCGGCACCGGCGCCGATTGATTATGACAAAATGGCCGCCGCGAGCATTCGCGTGGCCCAAGCGCAGACGCGCGAGGAAGAAGCAGCAATCAAGCGGTTGTATCCAGAATACATCCGCATGCAGTTTGGCACCGCCGATCAGCTCGCCGGTAAGCTGGACAACGAATACCTGCAACGCACCCGTGGCGTAGTCGGCGAGGAGCTGCAAGCAGCCTCCGCGCCTAATGCCATTGAGGCACAGCTCCAGCGGGATGCGGAGTCTGAACTCGCCCTCGGTCGCTCGCTCTCACCGGAGCAGCAGCGGGAAGCCTCGCAGTCTGCGCGCGCAGCCTTTGCGGCTCGCGGCCTTGGCACCTCGATGGGTAGCAGCGCGGCTGAAATCCTCAACCGTGATGCCTATGGACAGCAGCGGCTGGATGCGCGGCGTGGGTTTGCGGCTGGCGTCAACCAGATGGATCTGGCGCGCAGGCAGCGGCGAATTGGTCTGGCCGGTGCTTATACCGAGCTTGATCCGTTCCGGCAGTCGATTGGTCCGGCGTTTGGACTGGGCGCTTCGACGCTGAGTAACACGACCGGACAGGTGAGCGGAATCTTCGGCAACTCTCTGCAACAGTCCGGCAACGTGGCCAGCTTCAATACCAACATGCTGGCCTCCAACCGCAACGCTGTGCTGAACAACAACGCCGCCATGCAGGCCGCAGCCATGCAGGCCGGTGCCTCGCAGAATGCGGGCATGATGGGGATGCTTGGCGGAATCGGCGGCGGTGTGGCCTCTGGCCTCGGATCGGTCGGCATGGGCATGGCTCTCGGCGGCGTTTCTTTCTAATGACCTACGAAGACAAAGTCTCCTACGCTCACCGGCTCATCGAGCAGTCGCTCGCTGAGTTTGGCAATCCGTGCATCGCCTGCTCTTTCGGCAAGGACAGCATGGTGGTGCTGGACTTGGTGCGGCGTCACCGTGATGACCTGCCGGTGGTGTTTCACCGCGAGCCTTGGCAGCCGCACAAGTATCGGTTCGCCGATGCGGTGATCCAGCACTACGGACTGCGGGTCTACGATTTCCCGCCCTCGGCCACGATGGTGCAGGACGGCGGCGGCGAGGTGGAGATCGCCGGATACTACCAGATCGGCGCCCGCTACAATATGCTGCCGACCGGCATCCGCGCTCCGAAGGACGGCGAGGACTTTGTCTGCGGACTTACGGACATCTACCAGCGCCCGACCGGCACGTTCAACTGGCCGTGGGATGCGATGTTCCATGGCCACAAGGCGAGCGATACGGATGCGGTCTACGGCGACATCACGATCCGCACCGACGTGGCGCGCAATCTGGACAGCGCCAGCCTCGTCTTCCCGATCCGCCTCTTCACCGATGAGGACGTGTGGCGCTACATCGAAGAAAACAATTTGCCCATCCACCATGGCCGCTATGAGAAGGTCGGCGAGACATGGCAGGAGCGGGAGGACAAGGGTGACAACCCTGACTATGTGAGCGCCTGCACGGCGTGCATGGCCAAGGACGGCCCCGCCGAGGTGCTGTGCCCACGGCTTGGCCAACTGGTGAGCAATGTGAGCGATCAGCTCCGGTGGTCACAAAAAGAACGCCCCAGCTACCTGCGGGCCGAAGCAGCTTAATCAACAACGAAGGAGA